TGTTGTGAATTAGTATTTGTTTTTCTTCCCTCAATTTTATCAAAATCTGACCAATGAGAAGTAACAAGAACATTAATATTAGATTGATTAATAGATTCATCAATACTAAAAGATTCAATTCTGCCTTTAAATAATAAAAATGGATCTGCTATTACACTTTCGTTGCTATCTAAAAATCCTTTATAAACTTCCGCCTCTTTTTCCATATAAGCATTAGATAAAAATAAGGAAATAATTGTTTGATCTGCTCCTGTAAAAGATATTTTAATATTGCTAACTTCTATTTCGGAAGATTCCCTAACACTTGAAAGGCTTGTAAATAATGATGATGCTGAATAGGTATTAGAATCATAAGTTATGTCTTTGTAGTGATCTGTAAATCTATGTCCTGATGAAACATTAATATAAACAAGAGTAATTGGTTTTAAATTATCTGTTGCTAATTCTGTCTTTACTGCTGATGTTAGGGTTCTTGTCATATTCCTCGTAGCTTCTTCTGTTAATTTTTATTGTATCTAATATTTTATAATTTGCTTCTTTTGTTGGTTCATTATACTTTCCTAAATCATTTGTATCCATATTAATATTATTACTCTCTACAATTTCTTCTGCAAGAACATCAATATTCAGCCAATACTTTACTTTGTATTGCATTAAAGAGCTTCTTCAACATCAAGCTCATATTTGTATAATAAATTTCCATCTTTATCAGCACCACCAACTCCAAATTCCTGAAGATCAGAAGTTAGATAAACTGTAAAAGGAACATTATCATAAGTAACTACTGAATCATCTGCCAATGCTGTTATTAAAGGTGGTTCGATTGTAACTGTTGCGGCATTACTTGAACTCGTAACATCTGCAACAACCATATAAACTTTATCGTGTGATGCAAATTTTAAAAAATCTCCAACTTTAAATCTTCCAGCACCATCGCCAGCAAAGGCATCCATCGCTATTGTTGTATCTCCAACTGCGTGAACTCCATTAACTAAAATTGTTCCTGTTTCATTTCCTCTTGCATCTTCTATTTCAGGTGGAATAATTGTAAAAGTTTCTTTTCCTGATCTTTGTTTAACAATAAAAGCCATTAACTCTCCATAAACGCTTGAACGAGTTGAAGTAATAATGGAAATGGAAAAACCCCATCTTTGTCCATCAACTTGTCTTGCTAATCTTTTACCACTATCGGAGTGAGAAATAATAGTAGTTTGTATAGACTTAATGCCCATTGTTTCAAATTTTGCAGAAGATATTGGAAATGCACCACTCATTAGACTATATTACTTGCTCCTCTCTCATTAACAGCTTGATTAATGATATGTGATATTGTTCCTCTGTTTTGAATTAACATTTCAGAGAATCCACTAGCATCTAAAGCTGTGATACTAAAATTAACATTGACTGGTCCACCACCTGTTCCTCTGGCATTTTGTTGAATTTGACCTGATGTGTTTGGTACAAATAATTCTGGTCCCCGTTCTCCAACTACTATTGGTTTCCCTTTTGATACTGCTCCACCATGTTGAAAAAAAGGAATACCTCCGCCTCCGCCTCCTAGAGTAACAATAGCCGCTTGAAGTGCTAATTGTTTTTGCTTTTCTCTTGTTATATCTTTTTCTACTGCTAATTTATCTTTATCTTTTTTAATTATTTTACTTAATATAAATTCTTCTATCATTACTAAAGCAATTCTTTCTATCATTTTTGCTAATATATCTACTAACAAACCTTTTGCTAATTCTTTAAAAGAAGCATTTATTTTTTTTCCATAAACAACTGATTCAGCTAACATTCTTGAAAATCCTTGAACACCATTATTTACAACAGTTAGAATTTCATCAGATAAACTCCATTGTGCATTTTGATCTTTTATTTTTTCCAATAAATTTCCAGCTAAATCATTTTCCTTTTCAAATGCTTTAACTCCTTGATTAACTAATTCATTAAATTCTAATCTTTTTTTATTTTTTTCTACAAGTATAAATTGATCTTTTTTTGCTATTAAATCTTTAAGTTTTCCATAATCAAATAATGCCTTGTATTCTTTTTCTATTGTGTCAATTTTTTCTTTTGATGTTTTTACCTCTCCTAATTCTAATTTCTGAAATTCTAACCTCTTTTTATTTTTTTCTTCTAATAGAGATAAAGTTTTTTTGCTATTTAAAAGTATTAAATTTAATTCTTTTTTTTCTTTTTCTAGTAAATCTAAATATTCTTGATTAAAACCAATAAGTTTATCATTAACATCTAAACCCTCAGTCATTGCACGAAATATTCTGCCTTGTTCTTTAGTAATTTCTTCTAATCTTTTTTTTACATGTTCAACATTATCTAAATCAAATATTCCAGCTTTGATTTTTGTATCATTTACAAAATCGGTAATCTTATCCATTATAAAACTTATACCAGCTAGGGCAACTACACCTTTTTTTCCAAATAAAACAGCACCTATCAATCCAACATCTTTAACAAAATCTGGTAATGCATTAAAACCATCTATCATGCCTTTTAGTGCTTTACCTATTTTTTTTAATGTTGGTACTAAATCTTTTCCTATTTTAACTGCTCCAACTATTCCTTGTGCAAGTTTTTCACCAACCGCTGTTGCAATCTTATCTATCTCTTTTGCATTATCTTCTAAAAATTTATTTAAATCTCCAAATTGTTTTTTTAACTCATCAAAAAAACCAGCTTCTAATAAAACTCTTTTAA